ACCCAGTTCTGGATAGACTCATCCCACGCATACGCCTTGCCGTCGGTTGGGTAGGGGATGGGCGCGTCCCAGTCCAGCGTGGTCTCGTTGAAAACCCAAGATAGATAGGGCTGCGGCGGAATGAAGGCGTCACGCACGCTGTCGTAACGATAGCCAACCCCGGCAAAGCGCACGCGGATGTTGTTGTTGTATGAGGTCTGGAGCCAGCGACCGCCAAAGAGATTGGCGCAAAACGCTGCACCAACCGCCTCGCTTTCTTGTCCGTTGGAGTCGAGGCAGTCAGCATTGGACACCACGATAACCTGCCGGACGACGTTAAACTCGTCGACTTGTGCGAAGTGTGCCATAAGCGTCCTTACGAAAACTCAAAATTTCCAGATGCCGTGAATGTGTGATAAGTGTAGCCCCCACTTGAGGTAATCGTGCCGCCCGTGGCTTGGGTTCCTCCCTCATACCGGACAACGACTGTTCCACCACTCCCATTTCCAGCCGCAAGACTTCCCGCGTTCACGCCTGTTCCGCCGCCGCCGCCACAGCCTAAGTTCGAAGCGCCGTTTACGGTTGCCGAACCTCCACCTAGCCCGGCCGAGTTTGTAGCTCCAACTTGGCTGGCACCACCTCCGCCTATCGCGTAAGTCGTGCCAAAATAACTCAATCCGACCCCTCCCGCACCACCGCCAGCGGCAGACGAATTGCCACCAGCGCCACCGGCGCCACCGCCGCCGCCTCCGCTGAAAGAGCCACCGCCACCGGAGCCGCCCTGATTGCCTTGTCCTGATGTACCGGCTGCATTGGTCGCTGACCCGTGACCGCTGCCGCCGCCTGAACCACCGGTGCCACCCGCCCCGGTGCCGCCGAATCCACCTGCGGTCGCAGTCGCTATGCTACCGAATGAAGTGTTGTTGCCCGCGCTACCAGCGGTCGAACTCCCAGTACTAGCGGCACCACCTGCGCCAATCGTCACGCCAATAGTGGATGGTCGCGCTAATACATAGCTAGCCGAGTAAAGAAGCCCACCCGCGCCACCGCCGCCGCCAGAGCGGTCGCTGCGTCCGCCGCCACCGCCTCCGGCCACCACAACATAATCGATAACAAGAGACGATACCCGCGCAGGCACCTTGAGGTTACCCGATCCTTGACCCATCCAGTCAGCCACCTGACTGGACGAAACCATCCTGCGGAGTGGATTTGCCATTAGCTGATGCGGTTGACGTAGCCGCTGATCGTGATGACGTTCGTGCTCCCAGCGTAGGCGTAGACCGTGTTGGCGGCGGAGCCGGTGCCCGTGAGCGTGAGGCCGGGCACCACCAGCGTTAGTCCAGCCGTTGCAGGGATTGACAGCTTGATGTCATTGTCCACCGCCGTGGTGCCGCCGTACTGGATGGTCAGCACCACCGCGCTAGCGGACGAGTTATAGGCATAGAGCCACACCTCATCGATGATCGAGGACGACGTTCCGGTGGCGTGGATCGTGGTGCCAGTCGAGGCCGTCGCGGCCACCTTGATGGCCTTGCCCTGCGTGGAGCCGGACAGGAGAACTTTGGAGAAGGTTGCCATTGTAGGAGGTTAGCCGAAGACTTGAGTCGCTAAGATGTTGGACGCGTCGTCAAACGCGCCACCACCGCCGCCTCCGGCAGCGGCCCACGTCGGCGCCGCCCCTGCGCCTTGCGTCTGGAGGAAGTTGCCCGACGTGCCCGCAGGCAGCCGCGCCCACGAAACGGAGTCGCGGTACAGGATGTCGCCTTGCGCCGCTCCGCTGATCGTTAGCTCGTCGAACGTCGGCCGAGCGTGAACGTGATCGACGCGCGCCGCGGTGGCGGAAACGCCAGCGGTAGCCGAAGCCGCAAGCGCCGCGGGCGCCGTCGAGTCGAACAGCTGCCGATTGCGCCAGACGGTCGTCGAGGCGTTGTACGCGATGATGTCGTTATTCTGGACCGCGGTGATCGCGACGTCGTGGAGCTCCTCAAGCTCGAGCCCGTTCTGCACGTCAACGAAGATGATGCCATCCGCGACGCCCGCCTTCTTGACCACGTAGCCGATGCGGACCCCGTGGAGCGGCGCGGTCGGCCGCGTGTTGGTCAGCGCGCCCGGCGTGGTCGCTGAAAGGTAAAGCGTGTCGCCCGCGTTGAAGGCGTTGGTATCGATGCCGCGCAGCACGCCTTGCGTGATGATTACGCCGCTGCTGTTGTTGCTGATAGCCTGCGAGCAGACGCCGAGAGTCTGCGCCGAGTTGGCGTCGCTGGTCGCGAGCGCGAGCGAAACCTTGAGCCGCGTCCCGCTCGAGCCGTCGGCCTTGACCACTTGGCCCTTGGAGAATGGCGAGCCGCTCTGGTTGTAGCCCTGCGCGTGCAGATCCATCCCGATCATCGTCGAGGTCGATGCGTTGAACCCGAGCTCGAGCGTGGACTCGGTCGCGTTCCAGACGGCCTTTGCCGTCGTGACCGCAACCGTGCTCGAGACGTTGAGCGCGAGGTAATCAACTTGCGTGATCGTGTTGATCGCGCCGAAGACGGAATCGACCGGGAAGTCGATTGGATCGCTTCCGCCGGTCTCGTGCGTCGAGGCGTGCGCGGTCGGCGTGCGCGAGTCGGACAAGCGCGCGTCGTTTGCCTGCACGGCTTTCAGCGCGGCGCTCTCGCCCGAGGTCGCGAAGGTGACCACGCCCGAGGACGTCGTCGTCGCGGCCTGCTTGATGTTCGCGAAGGCAGCCGTGACGGACGCAACGTCAGTCAGGTTGTTCGCGCCGAGCATATCGCCGCCGCCGGGGATCGTTTCCCAGAGCGCCGACGCGCCGTCGGTTTTAAGGAACTTGCCCGCGTTGCCGGTCTGCGAAGGCAGCGAGTCGCCGCCGCCTCCACCACCGCCGCCCGCACCGCGCGCCGCGATCACCGCCCACTTGGCGCCCTCGCGTCCGACGTTGCGCCGTCCCGGCGTGTCGTTCGTGTCCTCGAGCGCGAGGTAGGTGGAGCCGTACCACGAGAACAAGTCGCCGCGCTGCGCGACCATACCCTCGCGCCATTGCCCGCGGTACGAGTCGATGAGGGTCGGCGCCGCGGCGAACTCCTGCTTCGGCAGCGCCGCGTTGACCGCGTGCTGAATCTCGATGACGAGTCCGCGCTCGAGCTTCTCGATGCGCTCGGCGGCGGCGCCAGTCAGCGCGCCGAGGATGCGCGATTCGATCTGCTCAGCAGTAACGCCGATCTGCTTCTCGGCCTCGGTGAACTGCTGCGACGCCAGCGCGACGATCTCCGCGCGGACGGCCTCGAGCTTCGTCTGCGATTCGGACAGCGCCGCCCGGCAGCGCGCCTCGAGGTCTTCGTTGTATTTTGCGTAAGCGTCGCTGACTAGGCCCGGCACCGCTTCGGTCAGTCGCGCGTCAAGCTCCTTGCGGATCTCGGGCACGGTCTTGCCGATGCGCTCGAGCAGTTCGTCAAGCGTCTTGTCGTGCTCAACGAGCAGCTGCGCGAACTCCTCCGCGCGCTGGCCCAACTGCTCGTTGCTGGAGATGATCGCGTCGAGAACGCTGTGCATTGTCAGGTGGTGCGGAGGTTCTTAATCTTGGCGCGGCGCTCGGTCACGCTGGCGAAAAGCGCGGAGAGCTTGTTCTCAGCCTCGGCCTTTTCGGCGAGCATCTTGCGTGCGTCCGAGAGCGAGACGACCGGCGCTGGCGCAGGCACGGGCGCGGGCGGCTTCGGCTCGAACCCGATGCGCTTGAGCGCCTGCTCGATCTGCGCCTCGGTCTTCGCGTTCTGGCCCAGCTTTTCGCGGACCGCGGAAAGCTTGGTCGCCTTCTCGGCCAGCTTCTCAAGCGGCTTCTTCGCTCGGTTGCGTCCGGCCTCGAGCGCCTCGCGCACGGTAGCCGGACGGCTCAACTCCTCGCGCTCCATCTGCGCGGCCTTGGCCTTCGCCCAGCTTTGCCCAGCGTCGCCGCCCCAGAGCGCCCACGCGATGCGACCCGCGGACGGATAGCCGTCTTCGCCGGGAGAGAATCCGGTGCCCTGCTTGTCCACCTCGTGCCGCGCGAAGTACGAGACCATCCGGCGCACCGTGTCGGGAGAGAGCGACTTCTTGTTTGAGATGTCGCGAGCGCGAGCAACGCCCACGGCCGTGCCGCCGCGGTTGTGCTTCTCGCGCCACTCGAGCCCGCGGCGCGCCTCCGCTGCCATCGCGTCCGTAGGCGTGAGATCGATGGCGGCGAAGCGCGCGAGCTCGGAAGGCGTCGGCGGCTGGTCGGGTTCCGAGTCCTCCGGCGCCTGCGCTCCATTGCCGGTCGTCGCGTTGACCGCATCGACCGCGTCCTCGGTGACGTTGGTGCCGAGCGCCGCAGCCATCGCGGGATTCGCGGGCAACTGCTGCGTCACCATACGGATGCTGGTCTCGGGGATGCCGTACTTCTCCGCGAGCTCGCCCACGTAAGCGGCCTCGGCCGCGATCTGCTCCAAGCGCGTGAAGGCGTCGGTGCCCTGCTCGGCCGCGATCTCCTGCAAGGACTTCGCGCCCTGCCGGTTCTCGTTCAAGTTCGCCGCGGAGTCCCGGCCGACATCGATGGACAGCTTGGGCGGGAAGCGCCACTCGCCGCGGGTCGCGCGCTTGAGCGCCTGCACCGGAGTCTCGCCGTCCTGCGTCGCGGGCGCCGGGATCTCGCCGCGGGCGATGCCGTCGAGGATCACCGCATTCTTGATCGGGTCGAGCACCTTGTCGGTCAGCACGCCCTGATGGCGAGCGAAGACGCGGTCCGCCGCGGCGAACTCCGCGCGCACGCTTGGCCCCTTGTAATTTTGGGTTCCGAAAAGCACGCCCTGTGGGATGCCGACGGCAATCGCAAGCTCGTGCATCAAGTGCTCGACGAACCCCGTGAACGCGGTGCTCGGGCGCGCGGGCATCGTCTCCACGCGGTCCGCTTGGCCGAGGTACTTGATCATCCCGACCTCGCTCAACTCGTTCTTCTGCTGCTGGCCGTTCGGCAGCGTCGCGCTCGGCGTCGGCGTGAACAAGTTGCGCGCGTTGGCCGTGCCGCGGTCGGTGAAGACAAGCGCCGCCTGCTGACTAGCGAACCGCACACCCGCCTTCTCCGCTTGCAGGATCTCGTGCAGCATCCGCGCCGTCTGGATCGCCGCGTGGAAGTCGGTCACGCCGCGGTACTGGTCAACGCGGAACGGGTCGTAGTAGTGCGCGAAGTTGCCCGCGGGAACATCCTCGGCGCCGAAGTAAACGCCCTCGCGCGTCACGCGGTAGATCCGGTAGGCGACAGGCACGCCGAAGTCATCGACGATCACGCCCTCAAAGTAGTTCTCCGAGTTGCCGCCTTGATCGTTGGGATTGCCGAGGCGGGTCGCCGGGATCAGCTGCACCTTGAGCCCCTCGCCGACGCGGCGGATCACGAAGCCGCAGTCGCCGTCAACGGGCCGGTTTTCCGCGGCCACTTGCACGAGCTTGCGGAACGAATTGCGGCCGGTCGCGTCCGCGCCCTTGCACCAGTCGTGGAAGTATTCGCTGACGAGGCGATTGTAGTCGCGGTCGCCCGTGCTCGGCGAGTACTCGGTCGGCGTTAGGTAGTTGCCGAACTTGCGGCTGATCTCCTTCACCTCGGGGCAATTCTCAACGAGGTTCCGCGCCTCCCACATCATCACAACCCGCTCGCGCACCGTCTGCGCGGACTCGCTCGGCTGGCCGTACTGCATCGGCGCATAGAGCCTATTCGTCTGCGCCGCGTTGTACGAGAATAGCGCCGCCTCGACCCGCGCCTGCATCCGACGCAGCGCGGCGCCGGGAGCGACGACCTCGAGCGCGCGCTCAAACCAAGGACGCTGCGCGATGACTTTGGCCGGGTCGAAGGTGTGCATCTTAGTTGCCGGTGAAGCTGACGAACGTGGTGTCGGTCGTGTTGCCGTTCTGGTACTCAATTGCGTCCACGATGTTGCCGAGCATCTGGTTCAGCGTGTTGAGGTCGGCGCGCGTGACCGACTTGCCGTTGAGCGAATAGCTTGTGTTGAGCAGGCAGGCTTGGATCGCGTCCAGCACCTTGGTCTTGAGCACGCCAAGGGTCGCCGCGTCAACGTCGAGGAAAGGATTGTCCGCCGCCATAAAAGAGCGGCGCCCGTCAAATGCGTTTTGACGGCCTGCCCTGCTACGTCTTCGGCGGCGCGTACCGGATCACGCCAGCAATCGTCGCCATACAAAGGAGCATCGCCGACGTATCGAGGCCGTGGTTGGGCGCGTTGCTCCTGACCTCGCGCCACTCCCAGACGCCGGTGCGGATCTCGACTTTGTGCTCGCCCTTGAGGTGCTCGAGGTAAAGCGGGTTTACGTCGGACGGCATCTCCCAGCGCAAGTCGCCCTTGCCCTCGAGCGCCGCGGCCAGAAGGTCTTTGAAGTAGTCGCCGCTCCAGTTGTAAAAGTAAACGTCCCCGCCGCGGTAGTCTGACACCTGCGGGTCCGAGAACGGGAAGTTGATCATCTGGCCGCTGGCCTCGTCCCGCATCGTCCAAGTCCGCCGCCCATAGCCGCGCATCGAGCGCCAGCCAAATTCAGCGCAGTCGCGGTCCACGTCCGCCGGGCGGTAGCCGCGATCCTGCGCGACGCAGGCGTCCGCCACCTTGTACCGTTGCTGCAACTGCCGCAGCTGGTCCCGCGTGTCGATCCGGCCGAACCATAGCTGCCGATAGCGCGGACCCTGCGCCGTCGAGAACGCGCCGACCTCGCACCACCAGTGATCCTGCTGCCGGTCGATGGCGAGAAAACGGATCGCCTCGTCGGGGATCGGCTGGCCGTCCGCGTGGTCGGCGAGCTTGTAGCCGGAGTCCTTGACGAACAGATTGACGGTCTTCTTTTCCATCAGCCACGGACGCGCTTCGCGCTTCTGCTTGAACTTTCGGCGAGAACTATCGTCTCCGGTCTGATGAAAGAAGTTCTCCGCTTGGCAGTATTCAAGCACTAGCAGGCGCATTGAATGCGCGGGCAATGCCTCCCAATGGAATGATCGCCAGTCCTTAGGCGCATCCTTCCGGCTCTCTACGTAGCGTCCGGTTTTCTTCCAATGCGCGCGCGTCGCGTCGTTGTCGGCGTGCTCGTGCCCGCAATGGCAGCAGACGAACCTAGCCGAATCCGCCGCCAACTGTTCGTCATAGGTTCCGTCTTCGCGCTTTGCCTTTGGCGACCAGACGACTCCGGCCCTCCTTGTCTCATCCCCAATCATTTTCTGATGGAAGTGCAGCGGCACGACCTTTTCGCATTTGATGCAAGTCGCGCTCCATTCCTCCATCGACCCTTGCCGGAAACTCCAAGTTGCCCAGCAAGGCCGCGACTCGGCGCCATCAGTTCCGCCTTGGCTGATGTCGAGAATATGCGAGGTGCCCTGCTGCTCAAATGCGGTCACGCGACGGCAAGCATCCTCGTAAACATCAGCCCATTGCGGGAGCCAACATTCGTCGTTGTACTTCCAGCGCACAGACTGCGATTGCTGATGCGAAAGATTCGCCGAGTTCAGAATAAAGAACGAGCCACCCGGAAAGAAAACCTCCGTTTGCGTTCTCATCGGACCGGGCCGCGGGAGCACGCGCGCAATTTGAGGCACCGACTCGAAAAGCGGGAAAAGCCGCGTCTTGCCCTCAATCGATGCCATCTCGGCGGATTGCAAAGTAAACGTCGACGGCCCGGGGTCATTTGCCATCCTCCAAGCGGCCACAATCTCTGCAAGCAAAGTCCCGCCAGACTGAACCGCTTTGAGAACCGTTGTCCTTCGGATTCGAGAATCTTGGCAACTATCGAACGGCTCCCTTAGCCAAGGAGAATTGTTTACGTTGAAGCGGCCGCGGATGGCGTAGGCCGCAGGCAATTCCCTGATCGCATCGTGCGCCCATTCCCAGATGCGCCTGCGATCTGGGGTGGGCAAGACGCATTGCCGATCCAGCCACTCCCTATGATCGGCACTCATTCAAGAATTGGTTACCGAGTGCCCAGTTGCGGCGGATGTCCTCAGGCCGGATGCGGTTCCCTTTCGACGAATTCTCCGAGCGCAGAAGCGGGAAAAGGTTCCGCCAATTATTCGCCGCCTTGATTGCGTCTGCGTTCTGCAAATTGAATTTAGAAATCGGGATCACGTGATCGATGCTCATTCCCTTCGCTCTCCAATCTGCAACGCCCCGCATCCGCAGCCACTCAAACCACAAAAAGATTTGGCGAGCCTCTGCATCCTCCGGAGTCGTGCGCGCTTCGGTCAGTAACGAATGCAAACGGTTTCGCAGCGATGTCTTGATGCGAAACATTGGGTCGTCGCTGCGTCGTAGCTTCGCCCACGCGGCAGAGCGGAGGCAGCAAG